ATGCAACCCAAATATTGCCCTGAATATAAAGCTTTGATGGAATGGAAAGCATCTTTGCATAATAAAAACCCTATAGATGATAACCGCATAAATGTCATTATCAATGAAGTTCGTTCGTCGGATCTAGTAGTTAAGGCTGGCGAAACCAAGCTGCCAGAGCATGAATTGACCAAGGCAGTGGGTAAGTTGATTAATGAGTGTAAAGAAGAGCTATAAAAGTGTTGACAATAGTTAACAAGTGTGCCATAATGTTTATATAAGTGAGTAACAACAAATAGAAAGTAAAAAAATGGCATACATCAACCAAGAAATGAAACAAGTTATCGCAAATAATTTAAAGCCTGTTTTAGCTAAATACAAAGTTAAAGGCAGCTTGAGCATTGAACACAATAGTAAAATTACTTTAACTTTACGATCTGGGGCGGTTGACTTTAAAAAAGAGTATATTGGTACACTTAATGACGGTACACCTAAAGAATTATTAGATATGTGGCATCCATGTTATAAAGATTTTACAGGCACGAGCAGCGAGTTTATACAACAAGCATGGCAAGCTTTAGAGTCGGCAAATTGGTACGATAATAGTAATGGACTTATTGATTATTTTGACACAGCTTATTACATAGTTATTACATTTAAGCCAAACGGCAAAGAGTATAAATTAATCAGTTAGTAACAACAACAACAGAAAGTAAAATTATGGAATTCACTAAAATCAATTATGAAATTATAGATGGCTATGTATTGGCTAGCGTTCAAATCAATATGGTATTAGTTGCTGAAATGCGTTTTTATGTATCTGGGCGAGGTGATCATGTTGCGCAAAAACATTTTAATTATGTTGTATGTTCCGATGACGACATGCAAGAGCGTATTTTTGATAGAGCTAACGAAATAGCAAGACAACACAACTTAGTAAAGGTTATTTAAGATCAAAAATAAACAAGAGTTAATATAAGGAAAAAATATGTCAATTATGACTACTAGTATTTTACCATCGCCAGTACAGCAAAGCTTTAGTAAAAGATTATTAAGCATACCTGTTCCAAAGATAGTTATGACAACAAAACAAATAGTTAACAGATTAGCAAGTAAGCATTACCCACTGCCTTTATGGTTACTTAGGGTAAATGGTTAATATTATCGTTAAACGATAAGGGTATAGCAAGGAAGTTAACGTATATACGCATAAAAAAGGGGTATAGTGATGATTTTAGTATGCATGCGTTGTCAGGATCAATTAACACCAGACAACGCGGTAGCAAACGGATTTAGCAAAACTGGCATCATGAAGTACAAAACATCATGCCGAGAGTGTTACAATACTCAGTATAAAGAACGCAGAGAGGCCAAGACTAAGGCGATAGCTGAACAATTATCAGCGTTTCAGCCCATGACAATACTTGAGTCTAAGGCAATCAAGAATTTACAAGTTATATACACTTTTAATATGCCTCCAGACCTTTACAGCATTTTACGCAAAAAAGACCTGCTTGAAATCTATCAAGACTTTATGCGAAGCAAGCTTGAAGTACCTAGTGGTTATGTAGTCAAATGTATAGCTGATTATAGCGTACAGTATCTAAGCCACATCGTTACAGATGCAAGCTTGTTAGAATCAATTAAAACAGAATTAGCCCCACAAATACATATAACATTTACACATGAATAAATTACACATACTGTTAATATTTAGCATTATTAAACCAAGTGAGACACCACCACCGCCAAAAGGTAAACCATCACCGACGTATATGTTTAGCATGGCGTGCCCTTTTGTGGCCTGTGTGGATGAAGATGGAGTAAGCGCATGGCCAACCGACGAGCAAAGCCTTTGCCGTAGTGCTACAAGCTTAAGAGGCTCTTTAATCTGGCAAGTACCAAGAGACCACGACGGCGCGCCATTTGTAGCGGAAGAAGCTCCAAGTGTAGTAGATGCCTTTTTAGGTAAAAGCTTTGGCGAGGTGGAGGGGCTTATAGACCGCAAGGAGTTAGCAGTAAACCAGAAGTTTGGCTTTATGGGTAACACGCTGTTGATGTATGCGGTATTAAAAGACCGTAAAGACCTGTGTCAATTGTTACTAGATAAGAATGCAGATCTAACCGTACGTAATAATCACAATCTTAATGCATTACAGTGGGCTAAGATTAACGGCAGTCATAAAGATATTATTAAGTTACTTACTGAAAAGGGAGCTAATTGAAGAGCGGCGCCGCGCGGAATTGACGGCGCTTTTGAGGCGCATGTGGCCTCGATATATTATTTATGCCGTCTAGCAGCTTATAATTTGAAGGCGCTTTGGAGGCGTAAATAATTTTAAAAGCGCCTTTACAAAGCCTCCGAATTAATATAGCAACGATATAGCCGTCTGTTTTATGTAGCAGAAGTATAAATGAGACGTTTGTTTTAGTTAGACGGACTCCCTAGGGGAAGTAGAGAGTCCAAACAGATAACGAATCGCGAAGGGTATTCATCAATGAAAACAAAACACAGTCAATTTAATCACATTTTATAAAAACGGAAAGTGTCATGAAAAATATAATCTTATTATGTAGTAGTCTGTTGTTAGGCACAAACAATGTATATCTAACAAGCACAGAGCAGCACGTTGGCGACATAGCTGGCATACTTGAAAATAACAACGCACATGCTCTCAGTTGCACGATTAACCTTGTAGGCTGTAAACAGTTTAGCCCATGTTTAAAGAAGCTTGCTAAGACGTTTTTGCCTAGCCTGTTGAACTGTAAACGGTTTGACAATATTAGCCACGCTAAATTAAATGATGGCTTCAAAGCATGTTTGTTTAATGATGACGCGACAATATCACTACATATCAAAGGCACAGACATTTACATCGAAGTAACTAATAGTAAGCCTTTCAATCCGTATTTAATAAGTGCATACTTAGCTAACTTCTTTCAAGCAGCGTATTTTAATTCGTCTGTGATACTAAGATAGTTAACAGTCCCCTGAGTCAATTGCCTGACTTGGGGGTATTTGTTTTGCGGAGTATAGAAAACAAGGCATAAAGCCATACCAAAAACAATAATAGATTTGTCATAGCACACCTTTCTAGTAAATTTGCTACAGTACTATAAATTAGTAACAAATTTAAAGGAGTTATGCCAATGCTTTTTCCGCAATTAGCGCCTGAGTATTATCAAGAAGATGATAAAGATATTCTCAAACGCATGGAGGCTTTCTATGCCGAAAGTATTACAATTAATCAAAACTTTTGGGGCGAGGGTTCTATTGATACCCGCTTCTTTAGTGGCGACCAATCTGTTTATGGAGACCTAGGATTATACGGAAATCTACCAGCTAACCGCCGAAGAACGTTTAATTTTAACCGTATAAGGCGTGTAGTTAACATGATTTCTGGCCATCAAAGACGCTCTAGAAAGTCTATTATAGCCGTGCCAGTCGAGAGTTCAGACAACCAGACGGCAGACCAACTAACCAAAGTCTTAATGTGGAATTGTCGCCAAGAGAACATACTCGAGACTATCTCAGAGGCGTTTGAAGGTGCATTAGTTACAGGCATGAATCTGTTACATCTATACGTTGATTACCGCAAAGACCCAATCGCAGGACAGATTAAGGTAAACAACTGCTCTTACAATGAGTTCTTAATAGACCCGTTTTTCAGAAAGCACGATTTAAGCGACTGTAATGGTATTTGGAAGCGTACCTATCTAACCAAAAAAGAAGTGTTGTCGTTATTGCCTGACCATGCTAACGAAATAGCTGGTATGATAGGTAACCCATATGGCGGCTCAAGAGATGCTAAGTTTCAGTTTATGCCTGAGTCATATAACTACACTATGAAGAACTTGTTGACCTATGATCAGTTTTACTACAGAGACTTCAGACATCAAAAGATGCTAGTTGATACGCAAACAGGCGAAACCTTTGAATGGAAGTCTAACGATGAAGATGCATTAAAACTATTCTTGCAAACCTATCCAAGTGTTACCGTTATTGAGCAAGAAGTGCCAAGCGTAAAGTTAGCTATTGTCGTGCAGGGTAAAGTGTTTTACAACGACTACAACCCTACTGGTAGCGACTATTACCCATTTGTACCCGTTTTAGGTTACTACCACCCACAACAGCCAGACTATGTTAACAGAATCCAAGGCGTAGTCCGTGGTCTCAGGGATGCACAATTTTTATATAATAGGCGCAAAGTAGCCGAGCTGGACATCTTAGAATCTCAAATAAACAGCGGCTTTATATACAAAGAAAGCGCCCTTGTAAACCCTGCTGACGTTTTTTTAACTGGACAAGGCCGAGGCTTAGCGTTAAAGCGTGATGCTCAAATGTCAGACGTACAAAAAATTGAAGCGCCACAGATACCACCAAGCATGATTCAATTAAGCGAAATATTAGCCCGTGAGATCCAAGAGATTAGCGGCGTGAATGAAGAGCTGCTTGGCTCCGCAAACGACGATAAGGCAGGTATTTTAAGCATGCTAAGGCAAGGTGCAGGGCTTACCACATTGCAAACGTTATTTGACCAGCTGGACATGAGCCAAAAACTGCTTGGTAAACAGATGATTGACCTCATACAGCTCAACTACACGCCTGGCAAAATCAAACGTATTATTGAGGAAGACCCGACCCGTGAGTTTTATAACAAGAACTTTGGTACTTACGATGTTGCTGTTGAAGAAGGTTTGAACACCTCTACCCAAAAACAAATGCAGTTTGCACAAATGCTACAGTTAAGACAAGCTGGTGTGCCTATTAGTGATATTGACTTACTAGAAGCTGCTACAGTGCAGAACAAAATCAAGATTATTGAGAACACTGTTAGACAACAA